GCTTTCCTAGAACACTTTGTAGTGCAGTACTTTTTATTATTATGATGAGCTGTAAATTTCTTTTCGCAACCTGGGTTGGAACATACTTTTCTTTCTGCCATTATTTTTTCTTAGGCAGACTTTTTATTTTACCATTTTGCGTTCTAGCGTATCTATGTGTCTTTGTTTCTCTACTAGGAATTAAAGTACCACTGTATCGTTTGCCACCCCACATCCAACTTACTGATCCACTTGATTTCATATTTCTCCTTTACCAAGCTCTACACGACCAATATCGTGCAGTTGTTTTATCCTTAGCTGTACTACATTTGTGTCTAGCACGAAATGAAGCTCTAGCTCCAGGATTGTTTTTTCTTATCTTCATATTAGGATCGCCAAACATTATTTTCTTGACTTTCCCATTTTTCATTACAAAGACTTTAGATTTTTTTCTTCCATAGCCAGGCTCACCTTTCCTTATAGGAGTAGGTGAATTTAACTTAACTTTCATTCCACGCCATTCAGCCATTATCTTTTTTTTCTACGACTTTTGTTTTTCTTCATACCTTTTTTGTATGAGTAATTACCCTTCGGCATCTTTTCTCCTTCTATACTTATTACTTATGAGCGAATACATAAAAGGAAATCAATATCCTAATAGCAAACCCTCTACTTCTTATAGTAGTGGAAGAACCTGTATTGAAAAAAATTGCTCCACAATTATTTCTAAGTATAACAAATTCAAATACTGTAATAACCATAAACCAAAAACCTTTCCAAGGA